TAACTCTTAAAAAATTAGAACCAGCTGAATTATCAAAAATAGCTCCTATTGGTGAGTCAACATAAATAGCACCATTAAACCTTGCTGCCCAATTTGTTGTTATTGTACAATTAGTCCCAGCAATAGGTGCGTTAAATACATTACCATAAGCGTTGGTAATAGTTGAAGCACCAACAAATGAATAAGTAGTAGCACCCCATACGTTTTCAGATTGAGTAGCAATAGCACCAGTATTCCATTGACGTGTGCCACCGTTTACAACAAATCCACTAATTGAAGTAGATGCCGTTTGTGTAGTATTATTAGGCTTAGTAAAAGTGAAAGGAGTAAACGCCCCACTTGTTTGAACGGCGTTATTGAAAGCTAAATTACCACTCACACCATTAATAATTGGCGTTGTTATAGCCGTTGTAAAAGTAGGATTAGATAATGGAGCGTATGGCGTTAAAGCCGAACTTGTAATATAACCGTCTGGATTAGCACTATCATACGGCGTAAAACCCAAAGCAGTCGTAACCATTCCGCTCGTTATTCCGCTGATAAACCCGTCGGGATTAGTAGCATTATAAGGGGTAAAGCCCAACGCATCTTGTTTATTATTAAAAGTATTCCAGTCCTCTTTACTAACATAACCGTCCGTTGTAGTATTAGCTTTTGTAATACTAAAATTTAAAACATCTGTTAGGTTAGCACCGCCACTTAAAGGAGCGGTTGTGCTAATCGTTTGGTTTACTAAGTCGCCTAATTTCTTTGTCTTTGCCATTATAAATCTTGTGAATGTGGAATGAATTTACTTGCTTTTTTTACACCGTTGTTAATGGTTACTAAGTCAACACCTATTACATCTACTTTATTATTAATCAAAGTAACCTCAGCTGATTGTGCCAACTGAACTTGGTCGCCAAAAAATAATCCCGTTGTATAAATTCCTTTATCCATTGAAACAACTTGACGGAATGAAGTAGTATTATCTCTAACAACAATCTTAAATCCTGGGGCTTGTAAGAAACGAAAAGTAACGTTACCAACACTACCTAAATTAGTTCCCGTTGCATAGTCATCCTCTGCGGTTGCATTACTAATTTTCCATAATGTAAAGTTACCCGAACCACCTTGAATAGTTAATGAGCTATCCCCGTTGGCGTCTTCAATTGGACACGTAATAACTTCCGTTGTATTAGCTTCGATTGTTTCGGGTGGGGTTGTAATAATTTTTTCGTATGTAGTACCAATTCCTAAACTGCTAGATTTTACAGTTAGTAATTTAGTGCTAAAATTAAATGAAGCAACGTCGATAGCCGATTGATTAACAAGCATTGAAGCATCTTGTAAATCCAACGCCGTACCATTTTTAAATACTATTTGCCCGTAAGAAATATGAGGCACTGATAAACGTAAATAAGCTACGTAATCGTATATTTTATCGGGCGTGTTTAAAGACGTGTAAGCTCCAACGGTTGCACTATTGGTAACTGTTATTCCCGTATCTGTTAAAGCCTTAACGATAATAGATTTTAAGCCACCGCTAAAAGTAAAGAAGTCAGATTGACGTTGGTTACCGTATTTTTCGACTGCGTAATACCATGAGCCCGTTCCCGTTGGCGGTATGTAAACTGTTACCGTTCCCGTAGCACTTGCAGAATAGTATTTTTGAACTGCTGAATTATCTTCTACATAAACAGAGCTATTAGCATCAAAACCACTTATTTGAAGTGTTGTTGAAGTTCCTGTACTATCTTGATAAATGGCTTCAATCTTAGAACCATTTAAGAATGATATAGTTCCGCTTGCATTATTCCAACGTGTTACTGTACTATTAGAACTTAATGTAGTTGACTTAATTGTTAAAGCGTTTGTAGTTGCGTTATAACTAATCTTAGAACTAGCCGTTGCATTAATTGTAACCGTTGCAAAATTAGTAGTTAAAACACCACTATCGAATGAGAATAAGTTACCGTTGTTATAAGCGTTATAACTTGCACTACCTTGTTGGGTAACTGCTAAATTATGTAGCTCTTCAAGTAATTGTTGGTAGTCATCAATTGTAGTAGCCGATTGAATAGCCGATTGAGTTCTACTAATTCCACTTTGAGCAGTCATTGTTATTGGACTAAAAGCCGATAAGTCATCGTCTCCAAAAGTCATGTCAGGCGTTTCAACTTGCACTTTATAACCGAACTTTTGTAAAGTAAATTTTTGCCCTGTATAACGTGTAATGGTACGAGCCGAACCCGTAGAAATTGCACCAACACAAACTATACTTGCTTTGCCCGTACTTGCATCGGCGGTTGTTGAATCAGTCCCACTTAAAAAATCGTTTGCAGTTTCGCTAAATGTAGATTTTTGTGAAACGCTTGTACTTCTACTATCGTATGTTCTAATTAAAGTACTTGGTAAAACTTGTACTTTCTTTAACACACCGCCAACAAACTTATTACCAGCATTCCAATTAGTCGCTGCAATAGTAGTTTTTGATGCACCAAAGTAACTTTCATCTTGCCAATTATTTAAAAGCATAATAGTTGTAGTACCCGTTGAACCAAAAGTGTTTGCTAAACTTGTTGTAAATGTAGCACCTAACTTACGCATAACAGTTGAAATAAAGCAACCATTTGAACCCGTATAAAGACTTATAGGATTTGCAATTGAAATTTCAGTATTAAAGTTTGTTCTATAAACAACTTGGTTACCTGTATTCACAATTGGAATATTTGCACATTTTTGTACATTCAAACCACGCCAAATAGTACCATATGAAACGGGTTGTAATTCTTGTTCAGCGTATGCTTGCGAAGTAATAATAGTACCGTCCAATGTACCAAACATCATTTCATTTAAGTATCGTGGATCGCCACCGCCTGGATTACCTACAACTCCATAAATCATAGCACCACCTTTCATATCCACACCGTCAGTTGTGGTTTGCGTAATAGTTGTGCCATTTGTTACACGTACAAAGTTACCACGTGAGCCAACTGATAAACCAACCGTTTGATTAAATATCCAGTTACTAAATAATGTGTTTGCTTTGTTTCTACTTGAATGTAAAATAATACCAAACGCTTCGCAGTCTACATGGTAAGTTCCACGAACTCCTAAAAGGTTGCAAGTATCATCAATGTAAATTATACGCCCTGGCTTATATCTTTGGTTTACAATTAATGAAGCCCACGCTGTTTTAATTTCGGTATCTGTTACCGAACCCGAAAATCTCCAAACGTTTGTTCCTGCTAATGTTGTTGAAGTAACTGCCATTTTATAAAATTATTTTTTTAGTACATAATAAATTAATTAATCCGCTTTCACTATAAAAACCGTCTAAACTTCCATCATTCATAATCTTACGATATAATGTAGAACTTGAATAAACATAGGTATAAACTTCGTATGTAGCCGTAGCCGTAAACAAAGTTGGTTCAACTGTATATCCGCGCGCCAAATCCATCCAACTATATTTATCAATCGTTAATGTATTAGTAGATGCGTTAAATGTTTTGTCCTCACCAAATCCCGAAGTGTCTAATGTTAGCGTACTTGCAATATCACTTACAGTCCACACTACGATTTCAATTTCATCACCCGCTATTTTACCCGTTGGAAAAACAACCGTTGTGCCATTGGTAGCAGTATACTCACTCGGTAATTGTTTTGAGCCGTTATAGTAAACATCTATTTGGCCTACTGTATAACCTACCGTTGTGAAAGTTGTTTGTCCAGCCGTTGCAATAAATGTATATGGAGTTCGTACACCCGTGCCACCCGAAGTTACTGTTTTGTTTTTCCACAATCCACTCGATGCTTCGTATGCTAAAACTTGCCCGTCCGTTGGTGCGTTTGTTTTTAAATCTACATCGTGAATTTCATTTAACTCAAAACCATTTTGTACCTTAACAAATATTTCTCCAACCGTTGCACTTACACGCGTTACAATACCAATGAATACTAAGTGAGCTGGTGCGTATGGTTTACTTGCTAATCCGTAAATTAAATTACCGTCAACACCCAACCAAACGGGGTCGCCTATTGTAGCCGTACTTGTATTTATGTTTGATAATAAACCCTCTGTAATTACAAAGCCTTGCCCATTAATGGCTAAGTCTTGAGCAATTAATCCTAATGTTTTTGAGCTTGTTGCTTCAGTTGTATTTGATGCTTTGCTTACTAACATATTAGTACCACTTGCACCGCTTACATAAACTGCTTGACCTTTTGTAACCGCTACACTTGCTTTAACCGTATGCTTTAAAGTACTTGTATAGTTAGCGTAGTTTTCAATCCATTCTAAGTTATAATCTGTATCGTCAACCTTTGCTAATATTTGACCAGCAGTTCCACCAACGGGAACTACTTGAGTAGTTAAATAAGTATTGCTATCTACACTACCATTAGCTTTTAAAAATTCACTTGCTAAGCCACCCGTTTTTACAAAGGCATTAGCTTCAATGTTATTAGTAGTCGTGTTACCTAAGTCGGTTACATTTTGTAATGTTTGGGTTTCTGAACTAATACCTAAAAATGATAGCACACTTAAAGCAGTTACACCGTCTCCTATTTTGTAAGTTCCTGTTTGTTCTAAATTTACCCTTTGCCCTTTGCCTAATAAAAAATCAGGATTAGCATTGAACCACGCTAAATCTTGATAGCCCTCTTCAATTATTACTTTTGTTGGCACAAATGGAATATAAACACTTGTTGTTGTGATGTATAAATATTCACTACCATTTGATAAATCTACATAAATAACATCTACAACTCCAACAGTTGGAAACGCTGAAAACGTTGCATATCCTTGTCTAACTAACGCCATTAGCTTCTAAATTTTTTTAAATTATTAAATGCTTGTTTAAATTTCAATTCAATACTTGCTAATTTTGAAGCCAATGGATACCATTTAGGGTCGTAACTACCATTCTTTCTTACTTTCTTTTTAAAATAACCGTCAATGTTAGAATCATTATAATCAGTAATCATAATTTCATCAGCCATTAAAATGTCTAATCTTAAAATATCGTGCTTAAAACTTGGAATAGCTTTTAATTTCAATGAGTATTCTGCTACCTGTTCATCTTCAACTGTTACTAACTGCCCGTTTTGATATTGAATTTCATCACTTGTATAAGTGCTATTGTTGTAATGGAATACACCGTCAAATCTGTATTGGTTATACCAATTTAATTCTAACAAATCCCTTAAAGATTCATCTTCTTTTGCAATCCCTAATAAACCACTTAAATTATATTCAATTCTAACAGTTCCGTTTGCTCTTTCTGTTGTATATCTTTTTAAACAAAATGATTTTGAATAAATGCTTTGACTTGCACCAAAAATAGTTTCGTATTCACATTTGATTTGATAAATTCCTTCGCCCAAAAGTGTTAATACTTTTTTCCAATCAATTAAATAACCAACTAAATTTTCATTATTACCATTAGTCGCAAATCCATAATCGTATGGAGTTCCGTATGTAGTTATTCCATTTAATGCAATACTAGAACCGTTTGGCTTAATTAAAAATAAACCAGCTCTTTCAATTGCATCTTTATTAAACCAATAAATAAAAGATGTTTTATCGTTTTTTATTTCGCTATCAGAAGTTGTATCAGCCAATACACGCCAAACAAAATCAGAGCAACAATCCATTTCTTTTGGTTCTACTACGATAGTTTCTTCTTTAACGGGATTAGTCGCAATCATATAAACATCTTGACTTGCTAAATAATTTTGCCCGTTTAATATTAATCCATGGCTTGTACTAACTGCCGAGCCATAAACGCGCGCGGTTAATTTCCATTTATTATTACCAACTAATGAAGCTATTTTAGTGTAGTCGATTTGGCAAGTAGCCTCTAATGTAGTTGTAACGGCTACTAATTTAACTTTTGTTTCACCACTTAATGGAATAAACCATGTATCAGCATCACTAACAAACTTACTTGACATTCTACGCTTGCCATTAACACCGCCTTGTTCAAATATTTCTAAACCAATAACTACTTGTATATTATCACTTAAACCTGTAAATGTATCAACTCCATTGCTAAATATAGCTTTGACAACTGTATTAGCGTATCCTAAAATATATTTTTTACCTGATGTATCAATTAATAAATTACCTAATGTATCGTACGTATTAATATTACAAGTTGTATTTTCGCCTGATAAATTACGGTTATATCCATCAAATTCTTTAGTATTGCTATAAATAGCAGGTACGCCGTTTATTTTAGTTCCTAATTCAAAATAGTATCTTAGTTTCCAATTACCTGTAAAATAGTGATACCAATCATGATTAATGCCATTGTTAGGTTCTAATGCATCAAAGAAAAAAGAATTACCAACTAAAAGTTCTTTCCAATATTCCCAACGAATTAAAAATGGATATGCAAATTCATAGGCGCCATAACTTGTTACACTACGCGCGACAATGTTCTTAATTATTTCGCCACTTGGTACGTGAATAGATGGCTTTGCCTGTACTATATTAAAAGATTGAAAACCGAAATAAACGGGTGTCGCTGGTAGTAATATTGTTTTACTTTCTAAGTCAAATGATTCGAAAGTAACGCTATTATATGCCTGTATTTTACTTGTATAACGAAGTAATTGTACACTTGTAACATCTTCATCACCTTGTACAATTAAACTAGTGTGCGCCGTTAATTCATCCTCTGCAAATTTTTGTCTATCTGGAAAAGTAGTTGCGTAATTATCGGAATAATCATGAGGAATTAATTTAGTATTCATAGTTATTAAATTCGGAAATTCCGATTTATAATAAAATGAATTAAAATCTATTTTAACATTTACCCTATCAGCTAAACCACCAACTTTCGTATGGTCTTGAATGGCTACCCAAAACATATACCTTGGCTCTTCTGACTCTTCAAAAACTGCTTTACCTAATGCGCCATAGGTTAATGTTCCCGTTACTTTAATTGACGAACTACTTATAAATGTAGCCTTTAAATTAGATAGTGAACGTAATGATAAATCCGAATAGTTACTACCATTAACCGCACTTGGTGTTATTTCTGCTTTTATTTTTGCAGTTTCCCAAACAAAATTATGTTTTAAATCCCGACCATTTAATTGGTATTCGCTTTCATCGTATGGTGCCTTTGCAAAATTTAAAATAAGACTTGTACTACCAGCAACAAATGGCGTGTCAATAGTATTTCTTATATAAAATTCAAAGTTAGTTTCTTTTAATTGTGCTTTTGGTACAGTTGTTGAAGTTGCAACGTCTGTATAAACTAAATTTTCTTTATAATACTTTGTTAAATTGGTATTCCAATTTTCGTTAAACCAACCTGTATTACCTAATGTAGTATCAGACAATAAAACTTGTAAATGATTTGGATCGGTTAAAAAATACCTTGCATCATAATTAAAAACTGCCTTTAAACAATTAAGATTAAAAAAATAGTCTGGTTTAATATCTGCAATTAAGTCATCCCATTGTGCTGATAGCATAGTAGGTGTTACGCGTGTAGTATGCTTAATTTTAAAATTAGAACTGTATACGGGTAAATTTGTTATAGAAACTTCATCCACTACAATGCTACCAATTTGATATTCTAAACCACCAATAAAAGTCATTGGTTTATTAGTGCCACCACCACCAGCGTTTAATCCTGTTATTTGTGCAAGTTGCGAAGTGCCATCTACTTTACTTAAAAAATTAGTAGCTTCGCCATTCTCTATAAAATTCCATTTATAAAGTAAAGCGGTTACGGGTGTTATAATTGAATAAGCTACTGAATTACCAGATGAATTAGCAGGCGCACCAACGGGATTACCTGATATTCTTATTTCTGTATCACTTAATTTTTCAAGTATAGTTGAAGTTCCAAATAATGTACTTGTTGCATAATTAACTAATTGTATATTATCTCCAACTGTAAATTTGCTAAAATCCCTACCAGTAATCCATATAGAACCAGCAGTTGGTAAATAGCCATCTGTATTGTGATAAATTGATGGATTAGCAGTTGAATCTAAAACGTATTCTTTAACAGATATATTGTGTTCAATTGTTATTTCGTCCCCTAAATTAGCTAGTAACCAATTTACGGGCGTATTATCGAGAGTATTAGTAAATGTTATAGAGTTTACGTAAACCGCCATTAATCAATGTTTAATTGTTGTTTTAATTCAATAGACTGTTTTTTAAACTCATCAATTTTATCTTTGATAGCACTTGATTCCATTGTCTTACTAAATTCAATTGCTTGTTCAGGACTCATTGATTTTAAAGATTGTGATAAATTAGTTTCAACAGATTTTAATAAGCCGTCAAGTCCACTTGTTAAAGCCGTTACGTGGTTTAATATATCGTTATTTTCCATCTGGTTCTAAAAAAGTTTCAACTAAATTATTTGTATAAAGCTTGTTAATTCTCACTATCATTTCTGCTTGTTGGTTCCAAACATTCCATTTCAAAGTGTCAATTAATGCCTCATCGCCATCGGTTGTAAATATACGATTATTTTCTTTAATTTTTTCATAATCTTTAAAAGAAAATGGAACTTTTGTAAAAGTTTTTAAATAATATTGATTTGCGTTTGGCTTTTCAGAACTTTGAACAAACGAATTTATAAAATGGTAGTTTTCATATAAGTATTTTGCACTAAAATAAGTGTCATTGTTAGCGTGTATTTTTGTATTTTTATGATTAGATGCAACGGTTAATACGCATATTTTATTGACATTAAACATATCCTTTTCAATTCTAAGCATTCCAATTCTATTACTAATGATAGTTCCTATGTTTGGATTTGAAATAGTTGGTACACTCGGTATGCTAAAATTAATTTTTATTCCAATTGCATTTAAACGCTTTAAAGCATTATTAACTAATTGAATGATTTTATTAACCAATTGAATAACTGCATTAGCAACCGTTATAAGTGCGCCCAAAATAACATCTAATACTTTTAAAACGGCGTTAAATATAGCTTCTGGAACTGTTAATTCGTTTTTACGTTTAGCTAACGCAAAGTTAATTCTAACATCTTGAAAGCCTTTCATTAGGCGCATATTCGTATTATTAATACGATTAGGTTGCGTTATAACTTGGTAAGACGTGCCTAAATAATCTTGAATGGTATTTTTATCAACGCTATCTGTTACGAATGAAATTAAATAATTCGCGTTAAATTCACTTGTATTCAATTCAAAGTCTGCATTTCGATAATCGTAATTATTTGATACGGGTGGCAAAATATAAGTTGGCGTTGATGTTGAATAATCTTCGCGCACTAATTTTATTTGAGTTCCAACAATTATAATTTTAGCGTTAAATAGTTTTTTACATTCACGTAGTAAGTCCCCGAAAGTACCTTTAAAATGTCCCTCTTGCGTTATACTTGGCTCCGTAAATCCTAATATTTGTTTTTCTTTACTATTAGTTGGATTAAAGAATTTTTCAGGAATAATATAAGAGTCATTAAATGGAGCTTCGTTAAAAATAGGGCTATCAAAAGTCATTCCTAAGTGTTGTGCGCCTATTTCTAAATGGCGTTTAACAGACATCGCTTTATGATATTTAACGGGCTGTATAATTAATAAAACCATTGACTTAATCAGCTTTATTAACGCTATTAAAATTAATCCTAAATATATGATATAAAGTATTATTTTAACGTATGTACTTGGCACATAAAAAACGGGCGCATCGGCTATAAACTCACTAATTTTGTGTATAGCATCTTTAATCTCTTTAACCATTACATACACGCCCAACACACTAACTGCTGATTCTACATAGTTAGGAACTGAATTTAGAATGTATGGAACGCTTGTATAATCTCCATTAGTAATTAATCCAATATCTTTTAAGTAAGAAAATGTAAATCCATCCGCAACGTCGTTTAACCAATCAATACGATTAGTTTCAACTGCCTTAGTAGTAATTCTATGCTTTGAAAATTTAGTAGCGGTTAAATCTAAATAACCGTCAAATGGCGTTTCGACAACTCCATCTCTTTCAACTTCGATTTGAAATGGTATACCCTCAAAAACGCCAACACCACTTGTTAATCCATCGGTAATCCATTTATTAATTATGTCCGCATTTTCATTTACCCACTCCCAATCTGTTACTGTTACTTGATTATTAGCTCCTTTTTTATCACTATCAAAGTTTAATTCAAGCATTAACTCTCTCCAATTTTTTGGAGGATTAACAAGCGTTGAATTAATGTAAAAATTTATATTAGTAGCCATAATTAAATACGTGGTTTAGGTTGCTTATAAGTAGTTCGTTTATTAAATCCATTTTCAATAGTTTCCTTTATAAAGTCTCCATATCCATCAAATTGAAAATTAGTAGTAGGTCTGTTTTTAATCACATCTTTAATACTTTGCATTTCTTTTCTTAATGCCATGGTTTCCATTAGCAAGGCACTATTTGCCACATTAGTAGCAAAATCATTAGTTGGTATCACTCCAAATTTAGCAGTCTCTAATAAGCCGTTATTGTGTTTATAAGCTAAATCTGCCAAGGCTTCATTTGATAAATTACCTACTAATTTATTTTGTTCGCCTGTTAGTATACGTTCACTACCATCTACTGCAATACGATAGCCATCACGTCCATTATGTACTTTGTTACCTTTTAAATCGTCCTCTACTTTCTCAGTTCCTGTAAAGAAAGCACCAGCAACCGCTTCGGCTATAATAGTATCCTTTAACGCTTTTTGTAGTGCCGTATTTGGGTCTTTCTCTGCATATGAAGAAAATAATTTAAAGAATGCAAGTGCTTTTTGTCGCTTAATTTCTTTCAACTTTTCTTCTTCTTTTTGTCTTTCTAATTGTACCTTTCGGGCTTCTTCTTCTGCTAATGTATTAGCCAATCCACGCTCTGCTAAATTACGTTGTGTTGCAATATTTTTTTCCTGTTGTGAAATTTCTTGGTCGAATGCTTTTTGCTTTTCTTCTGATTTTTTAGCTACTTCTTTTGACGTTAAATCTAAAAGTTTAGAACTAAATTCAACGGCTTCTTTTAATTCCTTATCTTGTAATTCTTTTTTCTTTTTTAAAGCATCAGATTGTTCTTTTCTTAATTTTTCTAAGGCTTCATTATTTAACTTAAATTGTTTATCTAATCCAGCAACAAAGTCTTCTTCTTTTTTGATTTCTGCTTGTTTTAAATCGTCCTCTGCTTTTTTAGTTTTAGAATCTCTTTCGTCTTTGTATTTCTTATTTACGGCATCAATTTCAGTTTGTAGCTTTTCTTCTAATTCTAAAATTAAAGCATTTTTAGTACGAGTATTAGCAACTGTATTAGCTATTCTTTCTTTTGTATTTTTAAAATCATTTCGTAAATTATACAACTCTCTTTGTTGGTCTATTTGTATGTTTTCAATTCGCGCCTTTTCTAATTCACGTTGTAATTCCTTTTCATTTTCAATAAATTGTTTTCTTTTAGATTCGGCATCTTTTTTATCTTGGTCTGCTTTATCTTTTTTAGCTTTTAATTCCTCCGCATTTTGTTCGTCGGTTGTTGCTTTTTTATCGTTATATGCAGTTTTACCAATTTCTGAAATTTCATTAAAAAATAATTTTTCTAATTTTTTTCTTTCTCTATTAAATGCTTGTCTACGCCATAATTCCTTTACATTCCTACCCTCTACTAAATTACCCTCTCTATCATAATGTGAAGTTGTTTGAGATAATTTTTCACTAAAATAACCTTTTTCTGACTTAGTTAAATCAACGCCTGTTTGATTTGCTAATTCAACTATTCTTTTAGCAAAATCTTTACTTGCTTCTTGTCTTTTTTTATAATAACCGTCATCTGTTTTAATAGCATTTGCTTGCGCCTGACTAAGTTGCCCTAAAGCTACCTTTGACTTTAAATAATAATCTAACTGCGCATCTTTTAATTTATTAATTCTATCAGTTGTAGATTCAATATAATCATTAACAGCCTGTGATTGTAATTGTAATGCTTTGTAAGAACTTACTAAATCATAAACTACATAGACAACACCAGCTATTGCAGCAGTCAATAAAACAAAAGGATTTAATAATAATGCTTTACCAACGTTTAATATAGCAGAGCCTAAAGCTTTAATGCTTCCAATAAATTCACTAAAAGAAATTGATTTTATAACACTTGCAAATTGTGCTGACTTTTCAGCCGCTCCTTTAAAATCTAAATCAGCTAAATCATTACCTATTTGCCCAAATAAAGTCTTTGCCGTTGTAGCCTTTGATTCAGTCGCAAATGCCTTAGTAGCATCTTTAGCATCTCCTATTTTGTCCTTTAATTCACCAGCTCTTTTAGCTAAATCATTAAATGCTTTACTTCCTGGCTCTAAGCCTTGAAGTTCACGTTGCATAGCTTTTAATTGTGCAGGATAATTACCAACGTTACGCTGAAAATCGCCAACACTTGCATCTGCTTTACGAACCTTTGTATCTAATAATTCAAACTCTTTATTTAATTTTTTAAATTCATCTGTATCCTGTTTACCAGCAATAGTTAAATCCTTAATTTGCTTTTTTAAGTTGCTTAATTCCGCACTTGCTTTTTTATATTCGCCGTTTGTTTTTTCAAATGCTTTTGCCTTATTAGCTTCTTCTTTTGCTAAATCTTTTGATAGTTTTAGTTCCTCACGTTGTTGTTTAGCAAGTTCCTGTTTTAATTGTGATTGTTTTTTTTGAATGTCTGCAATACCTAATTGCGTAGCCTCGTATTCCTTTAAAGTTGCATTTACTTTAACAGTTTCAGAATTAAGTTGCTTTAAACTTTTAGCACCCTCACCTTTAAAGCTATCAAAATAAGCCTTTGAGCCAATTAGATTTTTTTCTAATTGTACTCTAACTTCTTCTGCTTTTTTTAAGAATAAATCAGCCGATTTTATTGCATCGCTAAACAACGCATCGTCTATAATTTCACTACTCTTTATTGGTTGCTCTGCCATTCTCTTTTAATGCTTCTAAATAGTTATAATATTCAACAACGGTAACTTCTTTTTCATTCAATCTAAAACCTAAATACTTTTCAATACTTACTTTTATTAAATTCGTTTTAGTTTGCTTTACGCTAACTTTATCTTTTAACTCCAATTCTTTTAACTCTATAAATGAGTCAATCGTTTTATCGTTCGTTATTACCCTTTCAATTTTTAGTGATAGTATTTCATTTTGAATGCTTAAAATATCTGCTAACTGCTCTGAAATCCCAAACGTATCTATGTATTGCAAATATAACTCTCCAAATATACCCTCACATTCATTTAATTCACTTTCTAAGCATTCTTTTTTAGTTTTTAATACAAATGTATAGTCTTTTAAATCGATGCATTTAAACCAATTATAAATTGGCATTTCATCTATTGTTAAGTAGTATTTGTTTGACATAAGGTATTAAAATTTGCTTTGCTTTCTCACGTAAAAGTACTAAACTTTCTTCACTTAATCCTAAAATTTCTTTGCCCCAATCTGTAATTAAATCACTTGTATCTTTTACAACGTCCGCACTAATAATTAAATCACGACCTCTTAAAAATACACTAAATGAATTATAAAAAGCACCTGTATCATTTAATGTTATGTGGTCTGTTATTTGCCCTTTCTCCTGTTTTAATTGCTTTGTAAATGGGCTATATTCGCCTAATAATTCATTCTTTGAATTAACGCCTTTATCGTATAATTGATTCTTTGTGTTTAGTTCAATGATTAAATCTGTAAAGTCAGGGTATTCACTTAATTCGTGGATTAAATCGTCAACGCTAAGATTTTTTACTCGGTTTGCCAAGTTTACTAACACTTTCATTTATTTTAAATTTACTTGTTAGTTCTTTATAAAATACTTCAAAATCAATGTTTAAATGACCTTTAACGGCTTTGTAAACTTCTTCTTTTGTCATTTTTTGAGCTGATTCAATCCGTATAATTCCTTTAAAATATTCCATAGTTTTTAAAAATAAGGCACGCCAAATTAATGACGTGCCTATTAGATTAGTATTAAGCTACAATTGATGTATTTGCAATTACATTAGTAAAATCATACTTCGCTAATGTAGGAGTCAATCTAACAACGTTTCCAATAGTTTGAGAAGCGTATGTTAAAGTGTATTGTCCTTTAATTGTTGTACTTTCAACTGCTGAAATAACAACAATAGCCGTTGAAGTTGTTTGATTGTATAAAGCAAAAGCAGGAGCTAATAAGCCTGTAATAGCTACTGGTGTAGCAACAGAACCACCAACTGCAAATAATTTAACAACCATTGATGTTTGTCCTGTTGAAACATAAGTGTTTTTAGCGTCAATTAAACCATCAAAACCGTTAAGTAAATTAACAGAAACCATATCACCAGCGTCGATTTTTACAATTTGCGCATCTTCTTGATCTGTATCAAATTCAAACATATACTCTACATTAGAACCTGTTGTATCAGTTGCGTATTTGTAAATTGCATCGGTTGTGTTTTTATTTAATGCAAATGGATATAAAACATTTTCTTCACCATTTGATAAACCAACTAATGCGCCACTTTTGTCAACGATATAAACAGCCATGTCATTACAACGACCACTTTTTAAGATTGATAAAAAGCTAGGTTGAACAGATGGGTAAACGCATTTAAAAGAACTTACGCCCTCATGAATGAATTGCTTTGAACCATCGGCAAATGTTTCGAATACACTCGCTTCTTTTGTAACCTCGGCATTAACGTGTTTAGGTAGCGGGTACCAACGAACCGAACGGTCTACATTGTTAATCAAACCATTAAAGAACGTTGCGTTTAACGTTGCTGGTAATGAAATTTTGTTTAATACACCTGCATCGGTATATTTAGGAACCATAATCAGTTTACGTGATGCCTTAATTAAAGCACCAGCGCATGATGGTTGTCCTGTGTTTGCGTACTTTGAAGTACATGAGCATAAATCTGACATTGTTTTTTGTTTTTTATTTGTTTATATTGGATTAATTATTGTTGTTTGATTATCATTTAAAGTGTCTCTAATAACACGCACTACTTCTACTTCGTAATCACCACCTGTTACGGTTGCTAATATTTCGCCCGTATATTTATCAATTATATTAACAGATTGTTCGGGCATAGTTGTAACGAATATTTCGTTTGAATAAAGGACTGCTATAATAGAACCAAATCTATCATAAACATAAGCAGGTGCTGGCCTCCAATCTAATTGTTCGCCATCACAACACTCACAATCTTTTAAAAATGGTATTGAAACCTTTAATTGTACACCGCTTAAATATTCGTTAAATATATTTTTTACTACTCCATTGTCATTGTAATTACCAAATATGTTATAATTTTTAATCGTTCCTATACCTGTCATTTCAGCAACACTTTGCGAACGAACTAATGATTTTATAAATTCATTGCAAAGGTTTCTCATAGGTTGTACACCTTGCGTATCGCCTTGTAATTGTGTCCAATTTCTATAATCACAATCAGTTAAAAAATACAAACGTACATCAGTATCAACGTCAACACTTTCTAATTGATCAAAGTGTATTCTTTCCTCTGTAATTTCGTGTAAAAAAATTAAAGGTAATTTATCTTTAAAAGACTGTTTCATTGATAGCTCACTTGCTACCTTTGTAATTGTGCCATGCTTAAAAAAAGGCGTGTATAAATCAAATGTTAATTGTAAAGGAATAGTTGAACCACTAACTGTTATACTTTCATTACATTCAAATGATTTTACTATGTAAGTATTTAAACCAATAGTTAGGCTATAACCAACTGTTAGCCATTTAGTATCGTTGCATAAAAAAGTGTAAGTACCGTTTGAATTATCAGTAACACTTTGGCATATAACCGATTTGTCCATTGAATTAACAATAGGTAACAATCTATTATATGTTTGACTTTTTAATGACATTAAACAAAATTACTTGTATATTCTTTACAAATTCCTTTAAAAGTTGGATAAATAGACTCATTGTAACTTATATATTTTTGAATAGCTTTATAAGTATCAATTGAACTATTGTAAATGTTATAAATATCGGTATGTCCCCAAATGGCTATTGTGCTAACTTCGTTTTGCGCGCTCACATTACCCGTTCCTGTATTAACTACATTTTGAGTACGAGTGTATTCAAAGAATATAAAACCTAACATCATTTGTTTAATTCCTTTACTTCTAATTTGATTTTCATCTAAATTTAAAGGATTAAAAATTGTTGCTAATGCTGTTGAGGTTGGGGGCGTGTATGGAGTAGTAATACTCGAGTACATCAAACCCCCTAATTCTACACCTAATAGGTCGTATAAATAGTTTAGTTCATATTTTTCAATAAAATCTGTTAAATCGAAAGTATTAAAGCTATTTTGAGTAACTGCATACTTACCAACGAAATCAGATGTTTGAACTATTTTTGCCATTTATTTAATTTAGTAGCGAGATTAGGATTCGAACCTAAGATTTTCAGATAATGAGTCTGACGAGTTAACCACTTCTCTATCTCGCAATATGTTTTATTTTAAAGTTGCTTTGCCTTTTTTAATTAAAATGTTAGCTACATTTCCACTAACTTCTACTTCGTTACCCTCAAATAAAATAGTGTAAACTTCTGTTTCAACTAAATTACTTTCAATTTCTACTGTTTCTTTCTTTGCCATAATTTATTTTTTAAATAAGCCCCCACAATTAAGTGAGGGCTATTAGATTAATATTAAGCCGTTTCTAAAGCAGCTTTATCAGTTGCAAATGTACCTTTAACAAACGCAGTTCTATCGTTGTTTTTAACAACTAAAGCACCACGCCACTCTGCTAAGATAGTACGTAAGTTTTTAGTAAAGTCATTACCATCTAAACCAACTTGAATATTTACACCGCCTTTAGTGTATAAAGTAGCTAACGGAAAATAACCTACTAAGTAAGTTCCAGCAGTCAACAATGTAGATGCTATGATAGGCACACCATCTAAAGTCATTTGACCAGCAACAGTTAACAAACGGTCTACATAACGTCTATCAGTTGCACTAACTTTCATTACTTTCATTTTAGTAACATCAGTTGGATGCATTAAGATAGCATTTGGAGCTTGTTGATTAGCAATTGCAATTTGATTCATTGCTACTGTAATAACGTCCATTTCGTTTGCGTTGTCAATTGCTAATGCAAAAGAACCAGCAGAGAATGCAGTTGCAACAGTTGAAATACCATTTAAAGCTGGTGCAGTTCCGTTTCCAGAATAAGCAGTCAATTCAACGTCTTTCATTAATTCACGCATTAATTCATTACGAATTTCAGATTCGATAAAATCAATATCGTCAATCATTTCAGTTGAAATTTTGATATACGCTGTACGTTTAACAACAGATTGAGATGCAACAACTAAATCAAAATCAATTTGGTTTTTAGTAGCACCCTCTAAAGTTCCACCAGCTGCGCCCTCTTTGTTAGCTTGGTAAACCCAAGAGATAATGTTTGAACTTGCAGAACCAGCAGAGAACAAATCCATTAAACGAACTTGACGAGATGCAATAACGTTTAAACCAGCAACACGTTGTTCAACTGGCACATTGCCACCGCTAATGTTTGTAGACTCTAACATAGTACCAACTGCTTTGATAGTGAACTCACCACCCTTTACGTTGCTAATGTCATCACCTTTTAATTGGCGTAACTTGTCGATGTTAGCTTCTAAACCTTTACGTAAATTACCTACGCTTGGAATGTTTGCCTTTTCTTCGTCATTTAGTTTTTTAATTGCTAAACCGTGTTGCTTTAAAGTTTCGTTCAAAGACTTTAATTGCTCGTTTTGTGTTTCAACTAAAGATGTTTTAATAGCTTCAATATCTTCTTTTGAGGCTTTGTTTTCAATAGCTTTCGCTAATTCTGCTTTAGACACTTCATTGTATTCATTGTACAATGATGCCATATCTTCAGCACTTTTTGTAGCGAAATCTGCTTCGCTAATTCCTTTTTCAGAAAGGAAAGTTTTAAAGTTTTTCATTTGTTTGTTTTAATTGATTAATAAAAAATAATTGTTTTTGTTTTTCTTTGCTTGAAGTGATAGGCTCGGCTTCAATATCTTCAGTTATATCTTGGTATATTGCAGTAGCTGAATTAGAACCTCCAGCAATTACTAAACTACCCTCTTTTACTATTTTTAATTCTTCTACTCCAAAAAATACTCCAGCTTTTATAGCTTCTTCTTTATTAGATATTTCGTTAATTCTTAAATCCCAATAAGCTTTATTGTCAGCATACTGTTTGTCATCTGAATTAAGTGCCATTTTTATTTTAACGTATTGCATACGAATAGAATTTTGTAATCCTAAATCGTTTTCAATTATTTCAGATGCCTTTTCATGTATTAATTTTTCTTTGTCTATTGAAAAAATTAAAGCTTCTGTTGTACCTTTATAATCTTTACCTACAAAATTCCAATCTATGTTTGAAACAAACATTTCAACATCTTTTTTTAATGCAATTATTCCATCAACTGTAAGACTATGGTCTGCACAATAATAAATATTACCTTGTTGCTCTTTAACTGTTTTAGTGAAACATCCATCAAAATGAACATCTTGATGTGAGTCAAAAAAACGAGTAGTTGAAATTATAGGATAAATATTATTTAATTTAGTTTCAAATCCAATTGCTTTATTAGTTTCAATATTTTTTGTAATTAAATTACCAAAACACTCTGATTTTTTTTCACTTTCATAAATACTTGATTTTTTAAATTCAATTATTTTTTCTTCGTGTTTTTTTAATTCACTAAATAATAATTCTTTCGAACTAAATTTTTTATTTGGAAAATATATTGACTTATACATATTTAAAACTACTTTTATTATTTACCTTACCACTTAATCTGCAAACTAATGAATTGTGTTTAAATCCATATAGGTTACTTAATTCTTTTGCTGAATTATAAAACACGCCTGTATTAATATCTAAAACAATTCTAGCAGAACCACTATTTTCAGACATTTTACGTTTATGTTCTTCTGTTATAATTTGTTTTGCTCTTGCAATTCTTATTTTTTGTTTAGTTTCTTCTGAATATTTTTTACCTTTATGAATTAAACTAATTTGTTTTTTTCTTTCTTCAGATAAAGGTTTATGAACTCCTTTTTTTTCTTCTGTTTTAGTTAGTATACAATTTAAATTTTTTTCAGAAGTAGCATTGTAAAAATCTTGCCAATACCTTTCTTTTATATTTAATAATTCTAAAGTACATTCTTCAATAACTTCAATTTTATGATTAGCATAACCATACTTACATAATGAACGATATAACTTAGGAGATACGGAAACATCTTTATGTAATCGTCTATATGTATCAAATCTATATTTTAAGTTTTTAGATTGTCCAATATAAACTCTATTTGTAGGACTTGTTATTTTATAAATACCTATCATTTACAAAAACCCTCCTTTGAATTAATTAATTTTTGTTTGTCTTTTAGTATTTTTTTAATTACTTTATCGTTTAAACATAACAAGTCAAGCCCACTACTATTAAGTTGTGAGCTATCAGCTTTTATGTTTTTGTTTTTATTTTCCATTTGTGAAAGGTATTTATCCTTTAAACAATTGTGTAAATATAATAAATTAATTAATAGGTTGTATCGGTTGTGTTGAAATATTTTGTTTACTGTTTAAAACATCGGCGTTTGGGTCGTTTGATTTTGCTTCGCCTAACTTTTCTAAAACTTGATTTGCCGTTAATATACCAGCGTCTTTTAACTTAATTAACGTATCAGCTTTGTCTTTTAAATTTTCTTGCAAACATTCAATCTTACTGAAATCTTGGCGCATTCTAACTGTTTTATCTGGAAAGTGATTCTTAGCAATAAAGCGTGTAAAGTGTTCTGCTATTTTATCACTCAAAGGAATGATAGCATTTGTATATAAAGCTTTTTGCGCCTCTAATTGATTGTTATACGTCTTATTTGAAGGGTCGTTGAATAAAGAGCTATCTAATCCAAATACGTTACAAATAGCGCGTAAATTAACAACGCCATTTTCTACTAATTGTAAATCAGCAGGCGACATAGCCATTTGAATGTAATTTAAATCTTTGTTAGTAACGTGTATTTTACCGAAATTACGAGTGCCAGCGGTGTTATTATTCCACGTTTCTTGAGCCGTCTTTGATTCATCCATAGTCATTGGACGTGTAGACTTATCGGTGATCATTCCAACGGCACCTCTATTTTGTAATAGTGTGGCATTCGCATCCCATCTATCGTTACCAACTTGTACAACCTTTGAAGCTACTTGAATAACCGATAAACCATAATGTGATTCTAAAACAGAATTATAGCCAGGATTAAAAAACTTAATATGTCCAACTTCTTCTGACTTATAAATTTTAGTAGTTGTCCCTATTGAAAATTGATATTCTTTTTTAGGATTAAAGAATGATTCTGTTGTTCTAATTAAAACGTGATTTGATGGTAATATATCTAATTCTGCTATTCCATCCATTGCAAATGGCTTTTCGCCAATCATATAAACATTACCAGTTAATAATAGGTAGGTTAAAACTTGTTCTTCAATATCATTCCATGTGTATCCTTTAGTTTCATTTGGCGCATCCATTAAATCGTGAATGGATGTATTGCTCATTATTTTCCAATTACCAGACGCTTGCTTTTGTTCAACTATCCAAGGCACTGATTTTGTTATGTCAACAATTTTTTTAATAACTGCGTAAACGTCAACGTTTTTTTCGTATGAGTTTTCAATCAAACCATTACCTTGCATTTCAAATTGATTAGCTTGAAAAGAGCCAAACATACGCCAAATGGTTTGTCTATCATTTAGTGATAGATTAGTTTTAAAATTAAATAAGTTTTGAAAAAATCCCATTAAATACTATTTTTTTTACAAATATACAAATTATTTTAACCAAAAAAGAAAGTAGTGTTATTTATTTCAAACCAAAAGCGCATCATAATAGAATCCCACTCATCTGGAGAACGTCCTAATATATCCTTAACTTTATCTTTACTAATTATAGCGACCTTTCCATCGTCGTCTATATTGGCTTGTTTAACCTGTTCCATCTCTTCAATAACTGTTTTTTTAATTTCAGTATCATTGCAAACCTCAGCAACTTGTTTATCACAAATAAGTTTAGCCATACCATAGGAACATTGTGATTTTAAATTAGCGTAATTTTCGCCGAATAAAGCTTTACTATTATTTACAAATCCATTGCAGTTTAAAATATCCATAACACCACCCCCAACACCGTCCTCATCTACTATAACGCTACTCATAGGCACTTTAAATTCAATAGCTAAGTGTTTTATCAACTCTGCGCTTTCAGTTACCTTAGATACCTTTAATTCACGTCTATGAATACAAACTAATCCATCCCAAACACGAATAATTGTTTTATCCTTTCCTTTTCGAGCTATATCAGCAGTTATGTAGTATTTGTTTATTCTCGGTACATGATAATTAGCAAAGTAGTCTAACATACTTTCGTAATCAATTAATTGGTCTGGATTGTCTTCATAATCCCAATTACCATAAAGCAAACGTTCTTTTTTAGCTTTGTCTTTTGTTGACTTTAAATTGTTAATATAGTCTTCTGAAATAAACGGATTGTCGGTTACTAATGATGGAATAAAACAATGTTCTTTTGGTAATTCATTATTTTTAAATGGCTTGTAAAATTCACTATGTATCCAACATTTTTTAGGATTACAAGTGATTAACATTTTTGATATTAAATTGTATTCATCGTTTAAGTGTCTACCTATACGGGTTTTTAAAACATCATAGGCACCAAAATTTGTTTCGCTACCTTCTTCAATCCAACCACCTGTATATTCAAGAGAACCAAACCTTTCATAAAGTGGGTCTCTCGGTTGGTATTGCAAGTCAAGTAAATCAATACGACTACCATTTGATAATGCAATATAATTATCCTGACCATTAATTGAATAAGCTGAAAATCCAAGAAGTGAACATACTTTACTCCAACTAATTAATGTAGACTGTCTAATTCTTTTTAATTCCTCACGGCCAATAAACCAACGTGTATTTGGATATGCAATACACATTGATAGCAACCAAAAACAACCTAAAAAAGACTTACCGCCACCAGCACCACCGCCATACAGTACAATCTTTGTAAAGTCATCAGTTAGTTTTGCTAGTGCTAGTTTCTGTTTCGGTGTTCCCCTCATCAAAGAATTGTTGTATAGTTCCTTTTAAATCAAAATTAGCAACTAATAAATCGCCTTTAACGTCAACGGCATTAGGAATAAGTTTAGAACACAATTTATAAAAGTCAGTTGGATTATTTTTTCCCCAATTTAAAAGATTAGCTTCTTTATCTTCTTGAAGTTCATCAAATACTTTATTAAAAACCTCTTTAACAGATTGAGTCATTTTATTTTGGACACCTTTAGGACGCCCATTTTGGTTCCCACTTACTCCTTTTTTAAATGCCATTATATTGTTATTATATTGTTTTTTTCAATTAAAATCCTCTTAATTGCCAATTACCAACAGTAACATAAAGACTGTTAATTTTAGCACCTGCTTGTTTAGTAACTCCTTTGTAAGTAACTTTAATGAAAATAGAATCATTAGCGTACTTAACGTTGTTTTTAGCGTACATTATTAAATCCTCGTCTGTAACATCAATCGTTTCAACAATTCTTTGAGATTGAAAAGACTTCAATCCGTTAAGATTAGTAGAGAAGTTAGCCATTTTGTGATAAACCTCAACGGTTGCTTGTTCAGGTTTAATTGTTTCTGTTTTTTTGCAAGAACTCATTAGAGCTACAATCGCAAAAGATGTGAGTAGTATTTTTTTCATGTGGTAAATATATTAATAAAGTTTTGAATAAAAAAATTTAATTACAATAAATTAAGAATTGCCAATTGTTAATATTTACTTTTTGGCAAATAGGGGCTATGTATAAAATTTCAAAGTATTTCATATTAGAATGGGTTTTCGATATTGTTATTGATTAAATCATTATTTAAGAAATCATTATTAGGTTCTAAGTTAAAACTTTTTTGTTCTTGAACGTCATTAATCCAATTACTAAAGTCTGGAGTTCCTTTGTAGTATCTGGTGCTATTTGGCTCATAAGCATAAGAAACCATACTTTCTTCTCCCCAATGGCTAAACTTTACTTTTTGAGTATAAACATAAGCAACGCCTAAAGCTTTATCCCTATAAACACAAATGCCATTATCGGCTTTATTGTAAAAGTTTGACGAACCGTTAATATCGTAAAGAGTAGGTATATCAAAGTTTTTACCGTCTGTTTTTTTCATTTTAGTTGGGTGAGCTACCAAAAAACAATGTACGTTATTAACCTCACAAAAAGTAACTATTTTATCTAAGGACCTACCAATATCATTAGTACTTCCATCCCCTTTATGTTCTAACTTATTCCATGCGTCAATAACAAAAAAATCTAATCCTTTACGTTTTTTAAGTTGTTTGCAATGGCTTAAAATAGAATCTAAACTAAAATCAGTTTCGGGTTTAATAAAAAAGAATTTATTGTTTAGGTATTTTTTAACATTATCTAAATCATAATGGCTCATTCTATTTGGTCCGTCCCAAGCTTTACCTATAATTTTACGTGCCAATTTACTAAAGTGTAATTGACTAGGTCTGTTTTCGGGGCTATAAAAAGCACCGTTCCAATTGTGATGCCTACGTAAATGAACACAAATATTATCTAACCATTCGGATTTGCCATGTGATGGAATACCTGTTATAATTGATAAATAGCCTTTAACGATATTTAAATTGAATCCATCTATTTTACAATCAACACCTTTATCTAAGCCATTTTCGTATAAATCATTAATATCGTCCGATAGGTCCGATACTGTAAAAACACCCTCTAAAGGATAATCTTTAGCACTTGCAATACTTTCAATAACTGCTTGTAAATCGTATTTACCTAAACAATCGTTTGCATCTTTGCAATCTTTAAATTCTACTATCTTACAATTTTCTTTACCTATTCGGTCTGCTAATTGGTCTCTTAAGTTCCTACCCGCAATATCATTATCTAAACATAAATATACTTCAGGGCAAGTGTCTAATAAGTCAACAATATCGTCAAAGTAGGATAAATTGTTTGCACCTGTGCTAGCACCATTAGGAACTGATAAAACGTTTTTAAAACCGCATTGGTCCAATGTTAAACAGTCAGGCTCTCCCTCGACTATATAAATCCTTTCTGCGAAGTTTATATTGTTTAGGTTGTACATTATTAGCTTTGAGTCTTTATGTAGCTTAAAACTCTTTTTAGGACCTCTATATTTGATATTAGTTAGCTCGTTGTTACTATCAAAATAATTAAAGTTAATACAATTAACATTTCCAAATTCTGTAAAATATTCAATTGATTCTGTAATTTTAAATTTGATTAGTGTTTCTTGTTTAATTTTACGGGATTCAAAATATTTTATAGTTTTATCGGATAGGTCCGTTTTATTTCTCCAAACTGGTTTTGAGTATATTTTTTTATCCATAGGTTTATTTTCTTTTAATCTGCCTTTCCAATTACAATGAATACAATTCCAAACGTTTTTATCCAAATTAACTCCTAAACATTTATCTGTTTTCTTTTTTCGAGTATGAGAACATTTAGGGCAAGTTGTTTTGTATTCTCCGCTATTTTTATTGCTAGGTACTTCAATACCGTAATAACTATAATTTTCCATATTTACATTTTTCCAGCGTTACGCATAAATTCTTCATCCCTAAGAATAGGCTTTGAAATTAATACCTCATCATTCCATCTGCTATTATTTAAATAAGTTTCTGGATATGGCAAATACTGTTTGTCTTTTATTGAATTTAAAAAATTAGGCAAAGTATCAATTATTTTTTGACGTTCATCATTTTTTAATTTATTCCACTTTTTTTCTAATTTCTTTTTATCTCCAACTTTTTTATTATAAAGATTCCAAAAAATATCAAAGTGTATATTTATATTATCTTCTATTCTCTTATCTTCTCTTATGGCATTGCGTTCGCTTTGCGATTGTAATGCGTTCGCATTGCGTTCGCTTATATCCTTTTGTTTACGCCTTTTTTCCCATCCTTCACGAGCTATTTTACTATTCCTTTCACTAACATTTTCAAATTCTGCTAGTTGTTCTGATAGGTATTTGATGTAAATATTATCATCAATTATATCAAATATTTTGCCATCGCAAAGCGATTGTAATGCGTTCGCATTGCCACCGCATATTTTTTGTACTGCTAATTTGTAAGAAACATCTCCTAATCTAGACCAATACATTGAACATAAATCTATAAATATTCCCTTTTCAGCATGTGAAAATATTTGAATATTTCCATTTTCCCATTCATTGGGTTCAAATTTAAAATAAGGTAATTCTTTTGCCATAATTAAGATATTAATAGTTTTGATAATTCGCTAATAATTTCTAAAATAGTATTATTATTAAATATTAATTCAGTATTTCTTGATTTATCTTCTGGACATTCAATAAAAATATG